CACTTGGCAAATCGGCGCGTGGCTGAAGCCGGTAAAGCCGATCGACACCCACATGGTGTTGCGCACAGTCGCGGTGGCGGGCGCGGCCTGATCCCACTGCGCGTATTGCGCGATGTCGGGTGCGGAAGGCGGCGTTGGGCCCGGCGGCGTCGGACCGGCGTCGGGGCCCCACAGGCCCTGATCCCACACATCCAACGGGCCGGGATCCGGAGCCGCCGACGGCGGCGTCGGGATCACGATCACATAGTCGGTCGTCGCCGACAGCTGCGGCTGGAACGGCTCGCCCGCGCGGGCCCGGAACGAGGCCCGCGCCTGCCGCCACACCATCGTCGCCGACTGCGAGGAGAACATCTCCCAGCCGCCGACCATACTGGCGATGTAGGGCGCGCCGTCGTCGGTGCCGGTGCGTTCGAACTGGATGATCTTGCCGCCTTGGGTGCCGAAGAACGCGTCCGCGCGCATGCGGCCGAAGCACATCGCATCAAGGCCGGTGTAGCGCGTCCACGCGCCGGTGGCGATGTTGACACCGCCCATGGTGTAGTTGCCGGGCGTGCCGCCGGGGTAGCTGACGAACAGCCCGCCGTATTCGTCCCACTTGCACATCGTCCACGGCTGCGCGCGTTTGGCGTTCACCTCATCGCGCCACATCGGCTTGATCGCGCGCGTGATCGCGGCCAGCTCGAGCTGCGAGGTGTCCTTGCTGATCGAAGCCGAGATTGGGATGATGCCGTCGACGGTGGCGATCAGCACGTCGCCGCCGATCGCCTGATGGCAGTTCATGCCGAGCGGAACGCTGGTCGCGTAGCGTCCCTCCTGCCGCCAGTTGGTGGCGGTCGACGGATCGCTGCCGGTGAAAATCAGTAGCTCGCCCTGATCGGTCATGAACACGCACTTGTCGTCGATGCCGTCGCCTGCATCGATCGACCACGTGAAGCCGCACAACAGCTTGCCGCCTTTCGTGGCGGCACCGGCGAGCGGGATCTGCAGGATGCGGCCTTGAAACGCATTGGTCGGGAGGTACCACGCGTTCATGGTACCGCCTTCGACAAAAAAGTAGCGGCCGCGGTACTTCCAAACATAGGTCAGGTTGTGACCGGCGATGCAGGTCGGTGGCGGCGTGATGGCGGGGTCGGCATTGATCTGGCTGGCGTTGAACGTGGTCCACGTTGTGCCATCGAAGTGCAGCACATAATCGCCCGCGTCATTGCAGACCAGCATGTGGTCGCCGCCTTGGTTGGCGAGTTGCGAAGCCACGTAGTTGCCGGACAGCTGGCCGGTCTTGATCGACACCGGCGTCGACGCCGTGACGTCGTACAGCTTGGTGGCGTTGCCCGCATACATCCGCTGCTGGTTGCCGCTGATGAAAGTGAACATCGAGACCACCGGCGTGGTCTCTGGCAATACCGCCCACGTCTTGGTGCCGCCGCGCAGCTTGATGCCCTTCATGGTCGGCATCCAGTTGTCGAGCACCAGCGCGCCGCCGGGCTGCATGAAACTCTCGTTCTCGTTCAGGATCAGCCCGCGCGTCGGGGCCGGGATCGTCGTGGTCTGCAGCTGCTGCGCGACCTGCGGCGGCACGGCCTGTCGGCGAAAACCACTGTAGGCGGCGACGGTCATGGCGTCGGCACCGGGAACGGATACGCCGTGCGGCCTTGCGACATCGGTCGGCGGCCGACGATGATCGGAGCCGGGCTGTCATGCCCCATCGCGACAGCGAGCGCGTCGGAATAGGTGCCCATATCCTCGGCGTAGCTGGTTCCCTTGTTGGCTTTCCATTGCCACACCATGCCCAATTTCAGAAGCCGCTCGTCGAGCCGGAAGCTGTCGGTGTCGGCTAGGAAGCTGTCGCCATTGCCGCCGCTGTTCAGATTGATGCAATTCTTTTCGAGGTACGGAAAGTAGGCGGTGATACCGGTGGCGAGCACCGGCGCGATCAGCATCTGGCCGCCGAGCATCGTCCACTCGCCCGCGGGGTCGTAGATGTTACGCGCGCGGCGGTTTAGCCACTCGTCGGTGTCGGGGATAAATTGCATCGGGTACAGCGTCTGCGTCGAACGCCAGACATTACCGGTCAGCAGCATGCGCTTGTAATCGGCGGGGAGGTTGAAGCCGGTGGCGACGCCGTCGCCATTGTAGGTCTGCGTTCTGCGAAACAACGTCCAATCGCGGGTGTCATAGGCGATGCGCTGCGCCATCTCATTGGCTAGTGCCAGCATCTCCTGCATGGTGCGGTTGGCTGTGATGTTGGTGGTGACGGATGTCGGCACGGTGACGCCAACCACCGCGCAGACATCCTTTACTACACTTAAAAGCGACATTATAGTTCGCCTTTTATTGGTGCTATGAGAAAGGCGTTGGCGATGCCGCGTATACCTACCGCGCGTAGTAAGTTCTCAGCCCACAAGGCGGCCGCCAAACGGCGCGGCATAGCCTTTGAGATGACGTTCGAAGCGTGGCTTGACACATGGGAGAGATCCGGTCGCTTCGCGCAACGAGGGCGACGTGCTGGCGAGTACCATATGGCCCGCCACGGTGACACCGGACCGTACGCCGTTGACAACGTGAAGATCATAACGACACGCGAAAACGTGGCGGAAGTCAAAGGCAAAAAAGGCCGCAAACGACCGCCGTTTTCGGCAGAGCACAAGCGCAAGCTCAGTGAAGCACACATCGGCAAAAAAGCCTCAGCAGCGACCCGCAAAAAACTATCCGCGATGCGGAAAGGCGTAAAAATGCGCCTTTCAGCAGACGAGAGACTGAGACGATCGGTAGCTATCACTAAACTCAACGGTCTGGCCTCCCATCGCGCTAAGCAAGTTGCGGGTCGCTGGCCTTGATCATGCCGCCTTTTCCGGCCGCGAGTTGGCGGCCATCCGCATCAGGTTCTTACGGTTCAGCGAGCCGAGCGGGGCTTGCCCCGTCTGCGCCGTGATGTACTCGCGCAACTGGTCGAGCGACATCGCCTCAAACTCGTCGTCGACCGCTTCCTCGGCCGCACGGCGCGCCTGTCGCAGCTTCATGTCCTCCTCCAGCACGGCGTTGCGCGCTTTGAGCGCCTCCAGCTCCGCCAGCATCTGCTTGTTCGGCGCGGACGCGCGGCCCTCGTCGATAAAGGCCTGTGCGTGGTTCTTCATCTCGCGGCCGCCGGGCCCTAGGTTCTTCAGCTCGGCCCCTTCAACGGCAGCAAGCTGCTCGACGGTGTAGATGTTCTGCGCGCGGAGTTCGGCGCGGCGGCCGTCGGTCAGGAACGGCACCAGATCGAGCGGCGTGCCGCTCTTGGTCTGCGATACCTTGGCCTTAAACTGCTGGTACTGGTGCCGAAAGCGTTCGGCGTAGGTCTGCTTGGTCTGCTCGCCGGTCACGGGGTCGTCGACCCAGCGCGCGAACGCGGTGGCCGGAAACACCTTGACGTCCTTGAAGCCGGGCGCGCGGATCTCGCAGATCTCTTGGTCGTCGTAGATCGGCCGTCCTTCTTTCAGCGACGCCGCGTCGTTCTTAGCCGCGAGATGCTTGAACAAGACAACGAGATGGTCATCAGGATCGGTAACAGGCATGGATCATCCTTCCTTCGGTGAAGTGGTCCGGGCCGCCTTCATGGAAGGAAGGCATCCAACCTACACGTCGGCGGCCCGGTTACTCGACTACCCAGCGTTCGGCGTCAGGCAGCCGGGTTGCTGTCGTACATGCGCCAATTAAAGAGCGGGTTTGTCATCGTCAGCTCGCCCATCCAGCCGATGAACTGAGCGATGGCGTCCTTGTCGATTGGCATCTGACCTTCGCCGTCGAACAGGCGATCGAAGTTACGCGCGGAGTTGTAGCGCAGCCGCAGCGTGTCGGTGTTGATGCCGAAGGTGGTGTTGCTCGGCATGTTGCTGCCGATGCCGCCGTCGAGCACGATCTCCGCGCGCTTGCCGCCGCCGATATATTCGAGCGCACTAAAGCCCAGCTTGCCGAGGCTTGTCTCGTTCTGCTGGCGCTGGATGGCGATCGTCGCGGCGTCGTAGGCCGCATAATGCTCGGGCGACATGATCAGCAGGTCGGCGTAGTCACGACCACGCGAACGCTGCGTCATGATGTAGTTGAGCATCGGCCGGATGGTGGTCGACGAGACTTGCGTCGAGCCCGCGAGGAAGGTGTTGGCGTCGAACGTCGCGGTGCGCCAGATCACCGCCGAGCCACGGTCGATGCCGCCGTAGATGCCGGTGGTGTTGGCGATCGGGATGGCAGTGGCGAGGCCGGTGATCTGCTTGTTGCCGTTCGCAGTGCCGTCGGAGTAGATGCCCTGATCCATGGCATCTTCCAGCGCCTTCTCGGCTGCGGTGATGTAGCTCTCGTAGACGTCCATCAGCTGGCCGTCGCCGCGGTTGTTGAGGATCTCTTGGTAGCTCAGGATGATCGGAATAACGACCATCTTCGGATCGAAGAAGGCGTCGTTGAACAGGTCGATCGCAGGGTTCAGCAGCTGATCATAGCCGCTGTACCATTGCGCGGATTGCTTGCCGACCTGCAGCGTCTGGCGGATCTTCGGGCCTTCGTAGGTCTGCCAGAGACCCTTGCGGCGCATGACCGCCAACAAAGCGTTGTTGTTCGATACGAGATCTTCGTAACCGCTCGATCGATCTTCGATCGCCATCGAGAGGATCTGTTGGTAGCTGGCATTACTGGTGACGTTGGGCATGGGTTAAGCTCCAAAGGGTTCAGATGTGGCCGTTCAAACGCGCGATGGCGTTTGCAACAGCCGCTCGGGCAGTCGGACTGGCGGTGCGCGGTCGCCTCGAAGTCCCCTGCGTGGGGCCTATCTCGTGGGTGCCGTGTATCGACCGGTCTGCTTCTCGGGTCTGAGCCGATGGGGTGCGCGTCTGAGGCGCGTGGGTGGCCGGGTGGAGCATCTCCGCCCGCCGGTAGGCTGTCTCCAGATCGAACCCGAACTTCAATTCACGTTCGATCGCGAGACCAAGTTCATCAAAGCGTGGATGCGTTTCGGCAAACGTATCGATCCCCGACCGCACCTGCGTGAATTGCTGCGCAGTATGCATCTGCTGCACGGTCTGCTGCAACCCCTCGATCCGGGCGTTGAGCGCCATGATCTGCTGGCTGGCCGCACTCTGCTGGTTGCCCATCTGCAGCTGCCGGAGCTGTTCGGGCGACTGCGACAACACGTGGTAGGCGATGTCGCGCAGGCCGAGCTTCTGCCCGTCGGGCGTGCGCAGGTTCAGATTGTTGACGATGACATCGAGGCCCGCGACCGGATCTGCGCGCAGCTTCTGCTCCATGCCGACGTAGTTGGTCAGCGCCTGCTGCAGCGTGGTGCCGTGCTCGGTCGCCATCTTGTGGAAGTGGCGGATCTTCGACATCTCGTCGAAGTCGTTTTTGTAGACGCGATAAGCCTTTACGAACTCCTCCTGCATCCGGGCCACCTCGCCGCGCACGCTCTCCGGCGTGGCGTGCCACTCCGTCTTGGCGTGCTCGGCCATTCGTGCCGGGGGCGTAGCATAAGGGGCATTTGACGGCAGTCTCTGGACCGTTGGTCCGGTTTGCGGGTTAGTCTGCGCGGCGGATGCCGGTTTAAATGCCGCATTTGAACCGACATTCGCCTGCTGACGCGGCGCGAACCGGCCGCGATCGCGCGGCTGCGCGGCGGATGGCACCGCATCGTCCGCCTGCGGACGCTTGCGGAGATTGAGGACTTCCGGCTTGGTCGGCTCCGGCGGCTGGTTGTGACCGGCTTTTGCGTCGGCTGGCGGTGCGGCCCGTTGGGCCGATCGATCGGTCTTGGGCGGAGGGCTGGACGCGCGCTCGAACGCGCGCTGGATGGCGGCCCGGCGTTCCTCGGCCGCCGTCGGCTGCGGCTTGTCGGGGGCCTGTACACCAAGCGGATTTGGCGTCGAGACCGGGTTCGGGTTGATCACAACCTCTGAGAGGTTTTGAGAACTCTGAGGGGTTGTAGCGGACGGAGCATTATTCGTCGGTACCGACGGGGCGCTGGTGTCTGACATGGTAACTTAAATCCTCTGGTTACGGCCTGCTGGACCGTGGCCGGTCGCCTGCCTTGTAGCGTTCGATCGCGCGCTTGATGGAATTGCGCCGGGCCTCGGCCGTCTCGCGCGTCTGCGACGGCCGCGTCCGCGGCTTCATCTTCTCGTTGCCGACTTCGATCAGGCCGTGGGCGCGGCCGACGGCGCGGTATTCACGCTTGGAGGTATAGAACTTGCCGTCGACCTGCTCGACCGGGTCCATGGTGTCGCTGATGACGAAAGGCAGCGGCATGTTTTCGGCACGCCGCTTTTCGTGCCGGGGCTTCCTGATCCGCCACCGGCCGGGCTCGAACTCCTCCAGCTCGACCGTCACTTCGGGTTGCCTCCCGTTGTCGACACGACCACGAACGTCACCGGTATGCCGCCGCCAGCGACTTTGGTCACGGCGATGCCGCGACCGTTGAGCGCCTCCGTCACCGCCATGCCGCGCAGCGGCACGGTAGCGGTGACGTCGACCACGGGCATGCCGCCGCTGGCGACCGTCACGACGGGCGTCGACATGGCTACTTCTTCTTCATCGAGGCCCGCGCGATCGGCAGGAACTCGAACTCGACCGCGTCGGAGATCTCCGGTCCGTTCTTGATCTGGATCTGCACCGTTGCCGGTTCGGTCCACAGGCTCGGCTTGACGCCGGTCGACAGGCGGCCGTCCTCCTCAAGCGTGGTCGGCTCGTCGTGCCCGGCGAAGTGGATCACGCTGTCGTTGAAGAAGTTCTCGCCGCTGACATACAGCGTGAAGTCGGGGTCGCCGATCATGCAATCAAAGGGGTCGTAGCCGGTAATGACCGGCTTCGGCACCTTGACGCCTTCCGGCAGCGGCAGGCTGACCGTCTGCGGCTCGTTGATCGATGCGGTGTGCGGAAACGGCTGCGGCGTCTCCTCCTTCGGGGCGGCCTTGGCCTTGGCTTCGGCCTTGGCGTCAGCCTTGGGCGCGTCGTGTTCGTCGTCGTCGTGCTTTTTTGTGGTCATGTGAAGGTCCAATTCTGGGTTGCCGTCTGCGTGACGCCGCCGGTCACGACATAGACCGGCAGCGTTCCGGCGGTGGCTTTCTTGGCTGCCGTGCAGGTCAGCGACGTGCTCGACACGAACGTGGTCGGGTAGGCGATGCCATTCGACCAGATCACGGACTGCTTGGTGAAGTTGGTCCCGGTCGCCGTCAGCGGCGCGGTGCCGCCGCCGGAGGCCACCGTCGGCCCCGCGCTGGTCAGCGTGGCCAATCCGGCCGGGCTCAGGCTGGAGGCATGCGTTGAGTTAGGCGCGACCGGCGCACCGGCGTCGGTGGTGGCCTTGACCAGCGCCGGGCCGCTGCCGACCGTGGTCAGCGGAATTGGTGCGTAGATCGCGCTGGAGTAGCTCGCCGTGGCCAGCGTCTCGGTGCCCGCGCCTTCCGCGGCCACGCTGCTCGACGCCGGGACCGCGCCCGCCGCCACGCCGGGGTAGGATCCGGCGACGCTGTTGAAGCCGGTTCCGCCCGCTCCGGCGGCGTTGGTGCCCGCCGTGGTGCCGGTGTTGTTGTCGGCCGCGGAAGTGCCGCCCGCGAGCGCCGCGACGTTGGTCGCGAATACCGTCGCCGTGCCGGCCGCGCCGTCGTCATAGTAGGGCGGCGGGTTCGGATTGACGCCATAGGGCGACTGCGGCCGTCCGCCGGAGCCGTCCGCGGCCACCGCCGTCATGTTGCCCATGTTGGCGTAGTTCTGCCTCGTGTAGTTCGGCGGGTTCGGTCCCGTCGCGCCTGACGTGGCAAAGTTGGTCGGCGACGTCGGGTTGGGCGGTGTTACCGTTAAAGTTGACTGCG